AAAGGTCCAGCGCGAGCTTCCCATCACGAGCACGACGTGCTCGCCCGCGCTCGACACCGAAACGGCGAGGCGCTGCGCGAGCACTTAGATTGCGTAGCTCAGCATGCTGCGGTGTTCGCGCGGCAGGCGGTTCAGAGTGCAATCGAGGGCACCTGCAGCAAACTCCGGCGTGATGCCGGTCGACACCGCGAGGCCCGCGGTAAGCGAGCCGTACAGGAACAGGTTGCCCGCCGCCGAGCTCGCCGAGCCGATGCCGAAGGCGTTCTCGGTTTCCGATCCGCTCGTCGCCTGCGGGAATGTAATCGCGTTGTCGTTGTCGGCCGTGTCGTTCGTCACGGTCCATTGCGTCGTGTTGCGCGCTTCGTCCTGGCGCGCGTAGCTGCCGTAGGCGGCCTCGGTCGTGTTCTGGCTGCCCGTCTCGCCGGGGCTCGCGGTATGCAGGCTGATCCAAAAGACGCCCGCAGTCGTCGAGCCGCGCAGGCCGGTCGCGTCGCCGACGTTCGCGGCGTCGACGTTGGTGAAGAGTAAACCGAGAAGCGAGGTCTCGAATGCATTAGAAGCGCTCATATCCTACCTTTCACATCAATGGTTTATTTGCTAAGATCAGCACCACTATGGCCCCACCACTACGGACTACACTCGGGAAGCACCCGGCCGTTAACGACGTCTACAAAATCGTTCGGCAATACGGGCGCACAGCTTTTTCTGCTGAAGTCACGTGCCCGTTCTGCCAAGCAAAGCGGTGGTATCCGCTGTCGGTGTTGCGCCAGCAAATGCTGCGCAGGAACTTCACTGGGCAATGCAAGGCATGCGGCGTTCGTAGATCGCGCGCCGGCTGGTATCAGTGGGCGAAACGCAATGGCGTTTCTCGGCGCAGCGTGAATTGGGCTGGCTACATCGAACTCGGCCCCACAGCAATTCCGCCCGAAGACCTGCCCCTGTTCCGGTCAATGCAAAATCGGGCCGGCATCGTGTTCGAACACCGATGGGTCATGGCGAAAAAGCTCGGCCGCCGGCTTCTAAGGACGGAACACGTTCACCACAAGGACGGCGACAAAACTAACAACGCGCTCGACAACCTCGAGCTATGGGTCCGCTCTCACCCTGTAGGCCAGCGCGTCGAAGATCACGTCGCGTGGGCGATAGAACTCCTGCGGCGTTACTCGCCCGCGTCTCTGCGCTCAACCGCCTAGCGGCGCCAGCTCGTCACCCAATTACCGCGCCCCGGCGCGCGAATCTGCGGCTGCTGCGCCGCCGGCTGCGGATTCGCGACGGGCTGCGTCGCCTTCTCGCGCGGTGCTGCGGTTTCCTGCTTCTCGATCTTCGGCAGCGCGTGCAGCCGCAGGATGTGCGCCGCGGCGACGTTCAAGCCCTCGACGTCGAGGAAGTGGTTCTCGCGCCTGATCCTGATCCAGTGCACCCGGCCCGATGCGCCGACCGTTCGCGCCTCGGCGACGAGCTGCATGCAGTAGTCATCCGTGACGTCGCTCGGCAAATGCCAGCCGCCGGGCTCGCCCTTAGGCCACTCGAGCCGCGCGTGCACCCACGACTTCACGTAGTCCGTGTCGACGTGCCACAGGTCGAGGCCGTTTTTGATGATCTTGCCGCGCCATGAAACGTCGATCTTCGACGCCTTCACCGGCTTGTCCTGCTTGTCGTGCCCTTTGCTCGCGAACGCATAGCCGCGATGCGCCCGGCAGAATTTATAGATCTGGTTGTCGGGGTTGCGGTCCTTCTCGCCCGGGTTGTAGCCCGAGTCGATCAGCATGAGCCGGATGCGCTTGCCGCCGTAGTCGCGCGCAAGCAGCGCCGCGAGCTCGCCCCACACCGCGTCGTGCTCGGTTTCACCCCATACGTCTCCGGCCTCGATCAGCCAGGATTCGTTATTCCAGCCCCAGCCGCGCACCGCATAGACGAGGCGGTTCTTCTGAACGTCGACGCCGCAGGTAATCACCTGCGCCTCTTCCGGCACCTCGCCGCTCGCGTAGCCTTCGCGTAGATCCCTGACCTCTTCCCACGCCGGCGCGTCGCCGCCGATCGCGTACAGCTCGCCCATTCCTGTGTTCAGGGCGACCTGAATCTCGTCGGGATTCCCTGCGCGCGCCGCCGCAAGGAAATCGCTCGCACGCGAGCCGAAACTGCGCCAGGGCGAACACAGGCCCGAAGCCCAAAACGACGCCGTCCGGCCGGGCGGCGGCGCCCCGGTAACGTTTCCTTCCTTGTCGACCTTCTGCCCCGGCGCGACGTAGCGGCCGCGGGCGTTCATCTGTTCCTTCGCGAGGTCGTCGATCAGCGTGCCGCAGTGCGGGCACACCATCCTCGTTTTCGTGCGCGCCTCTTCAGGCGTAGCGCCTTCCGGCCACTTCAGCAGCTTGAACCGCGGCACGAAGTAGTCGCCGCAGTCAGGGCAAGGCCATGCCCACTCGTGCCGCGTGCCCTTCTGCCACAGGCGCCATATAGGGCTGGCGACGTCCTTCTCGTCGGCCACCCGCCAGCGCTCGAGGCCGCTCGCCTCGTCCACTTCGGTCTGTACGTTCCCGACCGTCGGCGTGCTCGCGACGATGACCCGGCCGTCCGGGTATGTCGCCGTGCGCGCCTCGGCGAGCAGCACCGGGTCGCCCTCGCCCTTCACGTTGTCCATGCGGTCGCGCTCGTCCACGAGGACCAGCGCCGCCGGATGGCCAGCAAGTTCTGTTGCGGACCCGGACCAGCCGAAACCAAGACGCACGCCCGCGAAGAACTTCTCGGTGATCTTGTTCTTTTTGCCCTTGGCGAGCCGGTCCCACAGTACCGGCGCCGACCTGAGCATCGGCATCACCCGGCTCTCGCTGTAGCTCTCGACAAGCTTCTGCGTCGGCCCGAAGTACAGCACCGGCGCCGGATCGTCCTGCAGCCGGTGCCCGAGGACGTTCCACATGGCCTCGGTTTTGCCCATCTGGCTGCCGAGCACCGCCACCACGCGGCTATAAGACGGCGACGCGCACGCCCGCGTAATCGGCACCATGTACGGCGTGCGGCTCGACCGGAACGGCCCCGGCTCCGCGCTCCCCGCCGGCAATACCCTGCACTGCTCCGCCCACTCGTCGGGCGCTCGGTTAGGAGGTGGGGCCGCTAGCTCGGATAGAAGCGAGAACAGCGAGGCGGCAGAATTCCTCGGCCACTGCTGCCCTGATTCGCCGGATTTCATCTTTCAGCCTGTGAAGGATCACCGCCGGGTCGTTCAGCGCCGCCAGTTCTGTCGACACCCGCCCGGGGAGGCCTTCCATCTGCGTCGTCATGGCCGTCATCGCCGCGCCGAACACGTACCGGACTTCCTCGACGTCGATCACTTCGTCGCGCCGCTCGGCCGCCTCGAGCTCGGCCAGGTCCGCCTGCGCCGACTTCAGCCGGGCAACCTCGTCGGCCACCTTCCCCGTTTTCGTCTTGACGTTCGCCGCGCGCCACGCCCGGGCGCCGTCTGCATCGAGCGGCATGCCGCGCTGCGCTAGGCGCCAAACCTGCACCGTCGAAATCTTCAGGGCTTGCGCGAGCTGGGCGATTTTCCGTTCCTGCTTCTTCGGCGGCTTCTTCGCCATGCGCTAAGTCCTTGATCTTACTTGATTGCGGAAACCGAAAAAGCCTCGAAAACTGCGCGGCGCCCGCCCGCAGGTGACACGCTGGGGAAGGACCCTGAAAAATTTTTCATCGACGCACACCGCGTCGACGCTCGTCTGCGCATCGACACCGATCAGAACAGAACAGGCTGTTCGACCGACGCGCGGTAAACAGCCTCCCGCAGAACTGGCACGTCGGGAAGCACACCGCGCACGCCACCGGAGCGGGCCGTGCGGCGCACGCCTCGCATAGCGTCACCCTACGCGCCGCCACTGCCTGCGTTATGCGTGTGACCGAGCAGCCGCATCGCTGGCATGTGATCGCCACGGCAAGGCGCCGCCCGTTGAGCAGGTTCTCGCTGCGAGATGCGATCCGCAGATTGCTGCGGGTGTTGTTCAGTCCGAAGTGGTCGAGGTGGTCAACCTCGCGCGGGTCGCCAAACTCCAGCCCGACTACCTCCCGGTGCATCCGAACCGTGACGGGCTTGCCCGCTATGAGCGTATTGCGCACCGCATAGATGTTGTTGCGGTTGCCGTTCCACTTCGCTTTCCAGCGGTAGGCGCTAAGGCGCAATAGGTCAGCGTCGTCGACCTGCGCGTATCGGTATTGCCCTACCGCCCACTTGCCGCTGAGTTCTATGTGCGCCATGTCAACGCGGCGGCTTCATCCCGCAGATGCACCGATAGTCGGCGCGGTTGCACTTCCTGCACCACCACCACTCAAGCGAAGGACTTGCGCATGAGCCGGGCGAGGAGCTGCGCCGCAACGTCGGGCCTGTGCGCATCGCACTGCTCCCTCACGGTGATGCGGGCGCACCCGGGCCGGCAGCCGATGCGCGCCTTGCGCTGCGGCTTGCGCTTCTTCTTAGCCATTTCAGGGGCTTGCGGTAGGTCCAGAAACACAAACGCCCCGACCCCTGAAGGCAGGATCGAGGCGCGCGGTGTTGGACGCGGGGCTAGTTGTAGGCGGGGACTGTAGGGCAATAACTACGCCAATGTCAAATGCCGGACTACAAGCCATTGGGGGGAATAGCGACGGCGGGCGTAGATATGGGGGTTCGTGCCGCCCTTGCTACCGCCTGGCGCCATCGGTGGACGTACTTGCGATGCAGTTCCCCCGCCCTCTTGGCGGCTTCCTCGTCTCCGCGCTCCCAAGCTGCGCGAGCGCACGCGTAGGCCGCCTGCGACAGTTGCCAGTAACGGCCCTCGTCCCCGATCTTATCCATCAAGCTCCCGCATCACGTTCAAGACCATGCTTCTGGAGTGCGCCATCCACCGGCTGAAATCCTTGGGGTGGATGCGGATGCGCCGGCATATCGCCCGCGGCTCGAGCGGCACGCGCCGGCGCCCGATGGCGATGCCGACGTAATACAGGAAAAGCGCCTCGGCGTGCTGCGGCACCCGGCGCACCATCAGCCGCCAGGCGAGGTCGATCGCGACGAGCTTCGGGTCGGGGGGCTTGGGCGCTGTTTCGGGCGGCGTCGCATCCCGGCCGCCGCGCAGGTAGAGCTTTTCCATGCTCGCGCAGGTTTCAGGGGTGTAGCGCTGGCGCTGCCACGCGCCCCACTTGTCCAGCCATTCGTGAATGTCCCGGTGGCGCTCCTCGATCACGTCGACGGGCAGGTTCGAAGGCTTGGCATACAGGCGCGGCCATGTTTCCTCGGCGCCGCCTTCGTCCATCGCCAGGATTAGCCGCACTCCACGCGCTCCCTACGCTCAGCCGCCGCTACAGCTCGCCGCCAGCGATGCGCGAGTTTTCGATGTAACTCCGCAGCCCGCGCGTGTGCCGCATGATCGCCTCGGGCGTATGCGAATTGCGAGCAGGCGAACGCCGCCCGTAATTGCCGGGATAGGCGCTCGGGGGAATTCCGGTCATCGGTCGGGGTCATGACCATGACAGCAGCGCGAAGTGCACGGCCATCGCGATGACCTTCGGCCGCGGCACGAAATAGCGCAGTCGCTCGATGTCCGCCTCGGTGATTTCCGGCCCCGCGAGCATCAGCTCGGCCATGCGTCTATCGGCTGGGCTGCCCGTGCGGGCGATTCTTCGCAGTATGTCCGTGCGCCGGTTCTTCATGGCTTGCCCGCCCGGCATACCTCGTCGGCCGCCGGCACGCGCCACACGCGATCCTGCGTTACGCCCGTGCCCTGCAGGAAGTACGCCTCGCCCTGCAGCGAGCACAGCAGGCGCCGGTCCCTATCGTCGGAGCAGCCCGCCAGCAGAAATATCGCCAAGAGCGCCAGGAATAGAACGATGACCCTCCACGCGATGAAGCAGTTCATGCCATCGCCCTTTCGCCGAGGACCATCCGAACCGCCTCTTCGGGCGTGCTCGCCACGAAAATCTGGCCCGGCCAGCGCGCGATGAATTCGACCTGATCTTTCGTCAGCCCATGCGCGCCGCCTTCGCTCGTCGGGCGCGGCGTTTTGCATTCCATGAGCGACGTGATGCCTCTGCAACACAGGATCAAGTCGACCGGCTTGCCGATGACCTCGACCGACACGCCGACGCGCTTCAGGGCATCGATGATCGCCGCTTGCGTGGTATCAGCGCGGGCGGCGCGCCTCATGGCCGCCGCGCTTTCCTGGCCGCGTCGGCGATCGCGTAATAGAAACAGGCGAAGATGAACACCAGCGCCCAAAACGCGAGGCCGAAATAGAACGGCAGCAGCACGAGCCACCACGCCCAGTCGATCACGCCGACGAGCTTCAGCGTGACGAACACCACGCCGAGCGCCCCGAATATGCCGATATTCACTTGCGCCCCTTCCAGATTGCGACCACGGTTTCGGCAGCCGCGTCTAGTTCGTACATTGCCTCGACGCAGCCGGCCACAAAAGCATTCCAAAGCGCGAGCGCCGCCACGACCGGCGACAGAATCACGAGCACGACGCGCCGGAACCAAAGCGGCGAGTCGCCCAAGTTGCGGCGTCTCATGCTGTCGTCCTTTCAAATTCTTCGATGACGAGTTCGATCATCGAGCCGCGCTTCGACTCCTCGAGATGAGGCCACAGGAACGACTGGCAGTAGTGCGTGCGCATGAAGTCGATGACCTTCGCGTGTATGTCGGCGAATTCGGCGTCGTCAAGACGATCGAAGGCGATGCTCTTCGGAATGGCGACCATCTTGCCTTTCGGCCCGGGCAGGAACTCGGCGAATCCCGCGCCGACGTAAAGCCACTTGCGCAGCGGTTCCGGGTCGTCGAACTGCTCCTGCTCTTCAAATAGCGCCTTAATCATCGCGAAGTGCAGCCGGTGAAACTTCGGATTGCGCGGGAACCAGGCGGACAGCGTGTAGCACTCCCCGACCTCGAGCGCTTCTATGGCCGCCTTGAATTTGCGATACGCGCGCTTGTCCTTCTCGCTGAAGCCTGTCAGCGTGCCGTCCTCGCCGCGCATGACGGTGATGGTGGTCATGCCGGCAACTCCCTGCGCGCGACGCGCTCCCCGCACTTCTTGCATTTGCGCCACTTCTTGCTAACCGCTCGGGTGCCGAATCCGCACTTCGGGCAAAGCGCCCCGGTGTAGGCGAGCAGGTCGAGAAATAGCTCGAGCCCGTCCTTCGTGGCGAGCGGGTGCTCGCGCTTGATGCGCTCCTCCGCGTCACTCATGGCGCGCGCCTCTTCCCGGGCGCCCTTTCGTCATCGCGATGTAGCGGTCGACGGTGTTCGACGAGACATTAAGCGCCTCGGCGATATGGCAGCGCTCGACGCCCGCCTCGCGCAGCGCCTTCACGCGGCGCGCCATGCGTTCCTTTTCCTCCGCGTCGATGCGCCCGCCGCAGCCGTCGCTGTAGACGATCCACTCCGACGGCGGCCTGCGCTTCGAATACACGGTGCGCACCGGCAGGCGGCCCATGAGCTCGAGGTGCACGCGCTCGAATTTCGTCATGGCGCGTTCTCCTTGCTGAACCACCACGGCGCCTCGCTGGGGTCTAGCGCCACGTACTTGATTTGCGAGCAGTGCACCCACACGTGCGGCTGGTCGCGCCAGCGCGACTCGGTCAGGCACACCATGGGCATTTCCACGGCCACCACAATCGCCCTGCTCACGGCCGCGCGCCATGGGCCTGCGGGCCATTCTGGCGGCCACGCTGTCGTGAGCGGCCACTCGTTCGTGGCTTCCGGGGCGAACACCACCACGCAGCGCTTGCCCTTGAGCGCCTCGGAGAAAGTCATGGCTTCTTCTCCTTTTTCGCCATGCGCTGCTCCGCCTTCGCGAGCACTTCGAACGGGTCGGCCGGCTCAGGAACA